GCCGTTCCAGGTCGCGCGCCGTGGCCGGCGTGATCATCGCCTTCCAGACGGGCGGATTGATTGGATTCCAGCCTTGCGTATACCCGCCGTCGCCATCCGGGACAGGCGGCCCGGGGTTTTCGAACCGGACCCGATGAAAGTAATCGCCGCGCGCCATACGTCAGGCCAGGGCCGGATCGCGAATCCCCTTCAACAGCATGTCCACGTCCGCCCAGGCGCGCGCGGCGCGATCCCCGTCGTCGTCGCCTTTGTTCTCATACAGGGACGCCAAGACCTTCAGCGTTGCCGCCTGGACGACATCGGGCGCCGTCGTCGCGTCCCAGAGTGGATCGGCGTTGACGTCGCAGTACCGGAAAATCGCGCCGGACGCGTGTTCCAGTTTCAACGTCACTTCGGCGTCCAGGGCCGGATCGGTGATGTTCAGGTGCGCCTTCGCATCCTCTAGCGTCGCGAGCTGTAAATGCGGCGGGACGACGATCATGCATCCCGCCGGTTCGGGTCGCGCAAGTCGCGGCCTTTTTTCACCATTAAGACCCAGGCGGATCGCGTGTCGCCCGGCGACAGGGTCGTCGTGTACTGGCAGTACCACGCGGACCCGCCGGCCGTGACTAGATCCCCTTTGTCGTAGGTCTTGCCGGGTACGTGGACGCCGAGGTACCGCAGGCCGGGCGCGCCGTCCTGGCCGTCTTTGCCGTCACGGCCGTCCTGACCATTGGCGCCCGGCGCGCCGGCCGGTCCGGGCGGTCCTGGCGGTCCGGGAATGGGTTCCCGGGATTCGACGACGGCTAGGCGTTCGCGGACATCGCCGATCGTTTTCGTTAGATCGTCGAATCGGCCGCCGGCGGATTCCAGGGCCAGGACGCGCGCCGACATTCGCATAAACAACGGGCGAAGCGTGGACGCGACGTGTTCAGCGAGTACGTCAGGCCGCATAGAGATCCCAACCCTCTACGGTTGTTGTGAAGGTATCGACGAAGGCCTTTTCGTCCTGGACGTCGTCGACGGGTTCGGGCGTCGCGCCCGTCGGGCCAGGCGCGGCCGGCGCCGGTTTCGAGAACGGCGCGTCGGCGTCCCGATCCGCCAGAGCACTCAGGCTGTAATTCTGTTGCTGCAAGTACGGCGTGTCGCCGCCTTTGACTTGCCCCAGGCCGAACCATTTGTGACGCGCTTCGTTCGGCGACATCGCGCCCGATCCAATCGCGTCGGCGGCGGCCTTCGTCTTCGTCGCCGTCACCATCCAGATCAAGTCGTCGATGTCGAATTCCGTTCCATAGGGCGCCTGTAGGTTCAGGCCTTTGTCTAACGACGCTTCGAAATTCGTCAACAACGACTGGATACACTGCGAATGGTATTTCTGCAGCAAGGCTTCCAGGTCCGTCGCGGCGGCGGCGGCGCCGGTCAGGTCGAGCAGGGCCGGCGGGACGTGGTAACAGCTGCAAATCGTTTGCGCCGAAAACTGCAACTGTTCGATCAGCTGGGCGTCGGCCGCCGTCATCGTCAGGCCTTCGTATTTCAGGTTGTCGCCCAGGACGGCGATGTTGCCGGCCTTCGATCCGCTAAATTCGGTCTGCCAGTATTCCTTCAGGCGTTTGACCGCGTCTTGCGGGATCGGCCCGGGCGCCGTCAGGATGCCGCCGGGATGACTGCCGGCGCGGAAAAACCGTTCGCTGTTGTTCTGAATCGCCAGGCCTTGCAAGGCGGAAATGCCGCAGGCGTACAAGGGCGTCACGCCGATCAACGGATGGAACAGCGTCACCATCGGATCGTGGATGATTTCCTTCGCCGGGACGATGACGGTATCGTTCCCGGGTTCGAGCTCGAGGACGCCGGTCAGATCATCCCGCCGCAACGCGTAATAGACGGCGCCATCGGGCGCGATCAGGACCGACACGCGCGCCGGGTCCAGGACATACAGGGCGTTGACGACGCCGCGTTCGTCGCGCTGTTTCAGGACGTAGGCGTTGCCGGCCGTTAATTTAGAAGTAATCCACTGTTCGACGAATTTATGAATCGTCTGGTAGCGGTTCGGTTCGCGCAAGACGGGCGAATACGCCGGGTTCGTCGTTTCGTGCCAGACGCCGTCGCTATCCTTCGCGACGAGACGTAGGGACATTTTCCCGATGTCCGTCGCGATTAGCGTGACGCAGGCATACACGGCGAAGTAGGACAGGGCCGACGGCGCCGTAATCGGATCGTTGTTTTGCCAGGCGCCCGTGTAGGGTTCACGGACGATCGGAAACCAGCCGGGCGGCGAGACGGCCGACGACGGCGCGGCCGGCGACAGATTCGCCGCCGGCGCGCGTCGCAGGAGATCCCGGAAGGCCTTCAATCGGAGCATCGGTTACGGTGTCGGCGTTTTCGGCGTCCGGCCGTTCGTCTCGCGCGCCGTCTCGAATCCGCTCATGCCCGTGGGCGCCGGCCAGGCCGTCGCCGTCAGGTACTTGACCGTGTTCGTCCCGACGCGTTTCCAGGTGATGTACCGTTCGGCGCGCAACGCGACGGCGTTCATCTGGAACATGGACGCGTAGACGGTCGTCGCATCGGGCGGCGACGCCGGCGCGCTGTCCATCTGCAGCGAGGCTTCGGTCGACGCGTCGATCGTGACGCCGCCGTCGTCGGCAAACAGAATGTACTGCGGTGCAACGGCGACGACGTTCGTCGTGACGGTATTCGACGTGATGAACTGCAGGCCCTTATATGTCCCGCCGTTCACGCCGACGCCGGGAAATTCCGGCGATCCGTCCAGGTTGTTCCGGAACGACAACGCCAGGGCGTTCGACGGCGACATGATGAACGCCAGCCGATCGATCGGGATGTTGTTGGTGACGAAGTGATTGACCAGGCCCATGATGTCGGCCAGGGGATTCGTCGTCGCGGCGGCCGTCGGCGCGCCGTTCGTAATCGACGCCGGGTTGACGCCGGCCACAGCGGCGACAGCCGGGTTGATGAACTGGCCGTCCAGGTACGCGGCGATGTCCTTGACCAGGGAGTCGCGTACGACTTCCTCCGCGTTCGGATTGCTGAAGCGAACCAGCTCCTGACTCAGGACGACGATCGCGGCGACTTTGTTGAACGCCAGGTTTTCCATCGCGAACGCCATCGCGGACACGGGTTTCGGTTTCAGCTCGCCGACCCACGACACGACGCCGCCGGCCGTTTGCGCCGGGACGTTGACATTGAACGGGACTTTCCGCAGGCCTTCGATCTTGCCCAAAATCGTCGCCGCGCGTAACAGCGGCAGGAAATCGGACGTGATCGCCGGGTTCACTAGCGGTTTCGCCCACACGGCGTCGGTCGTGGTGCCGGCGACGACGGCGGCCTTCAACGCCAGGGCCACTTCGGGCGTCGAATCGTTCCAGCGTTTTTCCGCGTAGGTGACGGCGTCGGTCCCTTCGTAGCGGGCCGCGATCCGGGCGATGACGAACCGGGCCATCTTGATTCCGGGTTCGACGGCCGGTTTGACGGACACGAACGCGTACGGGCGCGGCGCGATGCCGGCGGCCTGGCCGTTCACGGGCGTCGCGGCGGCGGCGTTGAGCTGTTCCTGATTCCGGAGCCGACGCAGATGGCCGTCGATGTCCTTCACCTGGACGTCCAGGTCGTCGTATTCGGTCTGGCCGTCGGCGTCCAGGGTCGTCCCGGCGTCGTCGGCCTTCGCCATCAGCGAGGACATCGCGCCGACCAGGGCCGCGCGTTTATTTTCACATTCGGTGACACGTTCCGCCGTCGTTTTGCTAGACATGGTCTTCACCCGCAAGGGGGTACCCGAAACGCCGGGTAAAGTTTGGCCAGACGCGGCCAGGTGTTGCACGTCGTAACTTTTGATGGACTGAATCGTCGTCTGGACGTTCGCCGGAACCGTCACCAGGGACAGTTCACAGATTTCCGTCCGCAGTAAATGCATCCCGGCGCCATTCGCCAGGGCTTTGATCCCGTCGCCGAGCGGACGGAACCCGATCGACACGCCGGTAATGAGGCCGGCCTTGATGGAATGCCAGGCGTCGTTCACGCGATCGCGGACGGCGCCAGGTTCGGTCACGTCCGGCAACGTTGCCGTAAACGTGATCCCGTCGCGCGCGGCGGTCAGCGTCGCGCGGCCGACGGGCCGTTCCTTGTCGTGATGTAACAGTAAGGGCAGGGGATTCCGGAACGTCGCGCCCAGGGGTTCGAAGACGTCGCCGTGTCGGTCCGGGGACGGCGTCGACGCGATCCCGGTGATCGTGCGCTGTTCCTTGTCGATCGATTTTATCGAGAGGACCGAATAGGCGCGGTCGAGCACGCGCCGAGTCTAGGGCCGGCGCGCTATTTCCGCGCGTTTCTGTCCCGTTTATTGGCGTCGGCGATATGGCGGCGAATCAGCTCCGGGACGGACACGCGTTCCACGCGCGCCTTCGTATACAGGTCGTCGTAGCCTTTCCCGGGTAGGGACAAATTGACGCGGACCGAGGGATCGCGCGGATCGAGGGACGGCCGGCCTGGACGTTTCATAGCGCGCCTTTCGTTATGACGGCCCGCCGATTATAACCATTTCATATTGCGGCGGCGTTGTCCCGGCGTCCCGATGCATGGCGTCGATCGCCATGACCAGGGCGTACACGCCGTCAATCCGTTCCGTTGATCGCGCCTTGGATGGCTGGATGTTGCCGGCGTTATCCGTGTCGACGGACGCGTTCTGGATGTTCCAGCGCAGAATCGGATGGCCGTCGTGTCGGAGCGTTTTCTCGAGGACGGCCTTTTCTAAGGCCTTCGACGGCGCCGACAGGGACGCCTTGCCCTGGCGAATCTTGACGCAGGTGAACCCGTCGGCCTTCTCGAGACGGGACACCAGGTCCGTCGCGTTCCACGGGTCGAAGGCGATTAGGCGCAAGTCATACGTGTCGCGCCAATCCTGCAGAAACGCCCGGACGATTTCGTAATCGACCGTCGGCCCGGGCGTCGCCGTCAGGAAGCCGCGCCGATGCCATTCGTCATACGGGACGCGGTCCCGCGTGACGCGCGTCAGTATCCGGTCATGCGGGACGAAAAAATGGGCCAGGACATCGAACCCGGCGCCGTCGTCATCCGGGAACACGGCGACGGCCGCCGTCAGGTCTGTCGTCGTGGACAGGTCCAGGCCGACGTAGCACCGTCGACCGGCTAGGATGACGGGATCAATCGCCGCCTGGCAGGCGTCCCACGACGACAGGCTGATCCAACGCGACGCCTGTTCTGTCCATTGGTTCAGGTAGAGCCGACGAAAGGTATTTTCTTGCGCCGGGATTTCGCGCGCGCGCGTACACGCGACGGTTAATTCCTCCAGGGACCGGAAATCGCCCAGGGCCGGATTCGCGGCGGCCCAGACGGCCGGATCGGTCCAGTCGGCGTCAATCGGGGCTTCGAAGATGACCGGCAGGAACGACGGATCGATCGCCGGGTTTTCCCGGACCTTGAGCGCGTGTTGGTAGAGTTCCCACAAGATCGAATGCCGATCGTAGCCGGCCGTCGAAATGACAATCGTCAGCGGTTCGGCCCGGGCGCCCGTGCTCGAGGACAGGACGTCGTACAGCTCCCTGGTCTGCGCGGCGTGCAGTTCATCTATGATAATTCTGCTGGCATTTAGCCCATGTTTCGAGTACGCCTCTGCGGAAATCGCGCGGTAGACACTGCCGGTTTTCCGATGGACGATCCGTTTTTGGCTATCGATGATTTCGCAGGCGGCCGACAGGTCGACGTCGTTCCGGATCATTTGCGCGGCGACGTTGAAGCACAACGCCGCCTGGTCCTTGTCATTCGCCGCGCTATAGACTTCGGCGCCGATTTCGCCGTCGAATAACAGGCCGTCGATCGCCAGGGCCGCGCATAACTCGGTCTTGCCGTTTTTGCGCGGCATCATCAACAGGCACGTCCGATACTGGCGTTTTTTTGTTTTCTTATTGATCGAGAATAACGGCCGGATGATTCGCTGTTCCTGCCAGGGGCGCAACTTGAACGTCTGGCCGGCAAACGGGCCTTTGGTATGCGTCAGTTGATTGATCAGCCGAACCTTGGCGGCCGGTGATTTCGTGTCGGTCAATTTAGACGTGACTGATCAACAGGGTGAACATCCAGATCGCCAGGCCGGCCGCGATGAGGTTCACGCGCGACGTGACGCCGATCGCCGCCGCGCAAAAACACGCGAACGCCAATAGTTGAAAAATCGCGACGATCGTTAAGGTCATATGTTTCCCCATTTCGACGCCGGCGGTTCCGCGCGCGGGACACGCGCGACGCGCGCCCGGCTGGACGGCGTCAGGCCCAGCTCATTCCACAACGCCCGACACTGGTTCAACGCCCGATCCGCGATCGCGACGAAGGGCGACACGCGAACGCCGCCGGTCGCGTTTTTCTTCAGGCGCGATTTCCGCAATTTCGTCTGGGCTTCCAAGTACGTCGCCCACTCGAGACACAACGCCAGCAACGTCGACCGTTCCGCGTCGCCGACGTATCCGGATTCGCGTAAGAGTGGCGCGACGCGTTGCCATTCGTGCCGCGCGCGATCGTTGTCGGTCAGTTCCAGCGGCGGCGTATCGAAATCCGGCCCGATCGGCGGCGGCGGCAGATTCGGGCCGCGCCGTTTCCCTGGGTTGCCGCGTAAGAGCTTCAACGCCGCCGGCTGTTTACGTCGACCGCTGTTCCAGTTCCCGGCCATCTTCGTACTCCAGAATCCGTCCCGCTATCCATTCCGCAATCTGCGGAACGATCGCGTTCCCCAATCCTTTAAGGCGGTCCACTCGAGCGGGTACCCCATGAGCCACTCGACCCACGTCGGGTTCAACGCCCCATTGAGCTCCTGCGACGTGGTCATAGTGCGGAGCTTCGCCCGTGCCCCAGATCCGCCCCATTTGCACATCGCCGCGCCGCCCGTGTCGGTGATCGCCGTCGGGGTCGGCCACATGCCGCGCTCGACCGCGTAGACCATGCGCGCCGTCTGATCGATCCGGTTGCGAAACGCCCCGCTCCGGTCGAACGCCTCCTGCGCCATCCCCGGCGTGTCCTTCCAGTCGCGACTGCTGGGGGTAGGCCACGATCCACACCCGGTCGCGTTGGTGAGGGGCGCCGAAGGCGGCAGCCGGGAGGCAGTCCCATTCCGCGTCATACCCGCTCTCGGCCAGGTCTCGGAGAACCGCTCCAAAGAACCGTCCAGCGTCACTTGAGAGTAGCCCTGGGACGTTTTCCGCCACGACCCATCGTGGTCTAACGTCGCGAATGATTCGGGCGAAATCGGGCCAGAGGTCGCGCGTGTCCGTAGCGCCGCCGCGTCGGCCAGCAAGGGAATGGGGCTGGCAGGGAAATCCTCCGCAAATAACATCAACTGATTCGAGACAACAGTCACGCCGTGATACCGCGTTTTCTCCGGGTAGAGTCCGCGTACTTGAATGTCGAGCGTCGTCAATCCCGGCGTATGCGAATTCTTGAAACTGTAACTTTTCGGCGTCGCCCAGGTGCGCCGATTCGCCGTGAACGGTTCGGACGTCGCGGTACCGTCGGACGTCGGGCCAGTGTTTTTCCAGAACTGCGGTGGCATACGGATCAATTTCC